GTTCTGTACTCAAACGCTTACCTAAATGGAAGCGATATGGAAATAGTGGCTTGCCTTATACCTTTGGGTGTGGTAAGGTCGCTGTAGTTGTTGAGGACTGTGTGAGTGCCGCAGTTGTAGGAAATGATGTATGGTGTGGGGTTGCCGTGTTGGGTACGTCATTATCCGAATCACACAAGAGGTATCTCTCACAGTTCTCAACGGCAGTCATTGCATTAGACCCCGATGCACTGCCTAAGATTCTGGCTATGGCTAAAGAGTTACGAGGTCATGTAGATGATGTTCGTGTCTTACGCTTGACAGATGATTTGAAATACGGTAATCCAACAGACTTTGAGAACCTAGCCCACATAGGAGAATAACAACATGGAACTAGCATTAGTACGTAGCCTTATGGACAAATCGTTCTACGATGACCATCGTGGTTCAAAGTGTCCAGACCGCCTGTTCAGTAAGGATGTACGTAAGATTAAACAGGCAATAGATAAAGCAATGGATAGATATGAACGTAGTGTAAGTCCAGATGAGATTGAAGCACTGTTCATGTCTGATAACCCAACCCTGACTACTGCACAGAAGCAAGCCTATGCTTCTCTGTTTGCTTCCATCAAGAAGGAAGTACCTATGGGCGGTGACGTAGCACAAGAAGTATTATCCAAGCTGTTCCAGCAGGTAGTCGGTGAGGACGTAGCCAATATCGGATTTGATATGGTGAACGGTGATGCCGCTACTCTGGAGAAGCTACGCAATCTGCTTGAGCGTTACGGTGATGACTTTATCCCTAATCTCAATATCGAGTGGGATGACATCACGATTGAAACACTGATGGCTAAAGCTGAACTTGAAGCCAAGTGGTCATTCAATATCCCAAGTGTTGCACGTAAAGTAGAGGGTGTCAGTGGCGGTCAGCTTATTGAGGTAGGTGCTAGACCAAACACTGGCAAGACATCCTTCCATGCGTCACTCATTGCCGCACCGGGCGGCTTTGCACATCAGGGTGCTAGATGCATCATCTTGTGTAACGAAGAGCCAACACATCGTGTCGGTGCTAGATACTTGACTGCCGCCTGTGGCATGACAGCACGTGAGGTACGGGATGATATGAATAAGGCACAAGCTATGTATAAACCTGTGATGGATAACATCAAGATTAAAGAGGCAGGTGGACGTGACATGGCATGGGTTGAGTCTGTATGTAAGTCGTACAAGCCAGACATACTTGTATTGGACATGGGTGATAAGTTCTCTGTCTCTGGTTCGTTTGCCAGACAAGATGAAGCCTTGAAAGCCTGTGCAATGTATGCTAGACAGATTGCAAAGACGTATGATTGTGCTGTGTTCTACATGTCTCAGCTATCAGCAGAGGCAGAAGGTCGGGCGCAGTTGAACCAAAGCATGATGGAAGGTTCACGTACTGGCAAGGCGGCTGAAGCTGACCTTATGATACTGATAGGTAAATCACCTACAGTAGAGGGGCAGGAAGAAGATAGCCCACTACGCCACGTGAACATAGTAAAGAATAAGCTGAATGGTTGGCACGGTATGATAAACTGTGAACTCAACTATCAGACAGCGAGGTACGAAGGATGAAGCTAACACTAGACGTAGAGAATACCGTCACTAAACGTGATGGCAAGATGCACCTTGACCCATTTGAGCCAGAGAACTCATTGACTATGATTGGTGTGTTGACTGACCAAGGTGTAGAGATGCACTTCCCGTTTGACCATGCAGATGTTCCTAATCAAGAGGATTATCGTGAGCGTGTGCAGTGGTTCTTGGACGAAGCTACTATACTCATTATGCACAATGCCGCACATGACTTGCTGTGGCTGTGGGAATCCGGCTTCAAGTATGACGGGCCTGTGTTTGACACAATGCTTGCTGAGTATGTACTACAGCGTGGTATCAAAGAGCCGTTGTCTCTTGAGGCTTGTGCAGAACGCTATGAGTTAGACACGAAGAAGCAAGATACACTGAAGGAATACTTTGCCAAAGGTTATAGCACACGTGATATACCTTATAATGAGTTGTGCGAGTACTTGTCGGCTGACCTTCATGCTACACAGCAATTGTCTGACAAGCTAATGTACAGGCTCAACACACCTGCTGATTCAGGACTGATGCCTACCGTTGTACTTACTAATGAGGTAGCAGTATCTCTGGCACGTATGTATCAGAATGGATTTACCATTGACCGTGAGGCACTTGAGCAAGTTCGTACTGAGTATGAGCAGGAGCGTGACACACTTACTGTAGAACTACAGGAGATGGTGAAGGACTTGATGGGTGATACACCAGTCAATCTGAATAGCCCAGAGCAACTGTCATGGGTTATATACAGCCGCAAGGTGCTGGACAAAACGTATTGGGGCGAGGCTATTGACCCATACATGGATGATGCAGACTTTCGTAGCCTTGTATCATCTGGAACTGAACTATTACGTAAGACCAAAGCTACGCAGTGTACTGAGTGCAGTGGCTCTGGCTACATTAGAAAGGTAAAGAAAGATGGAACACCATTTGCTAAACCTAACAGATGTACGAATTGTAGTGGGTCTGGTTATCTTTTTGTACCTACTCAAGACGTGGCTGGACTAAGGTTCAAAGCACCTTCACCTAAATGGATGAGTGCTAATGGCTTTACTACTAGCAAAGACAAGCTAGAGTTTCTTGAGGGCAAGGCACGTGCCGCCAAGCGTGATGATGCGGTAGCCTTCCTGTCTAAGGTACGTAGACTATCCGCAGTAGAGACGTATCTATCATCATTCGTTGATGGTATCTCTACTCACACTAAGGCTGACGGTAAGTTGCATGTCCGTCTGCTACAGCACCGCACTGCTACTGGCAGGTTCTCTGGTGCTGACCCTAACATGCAGAACATGCCACGTGGCGGTACATTCCCTGTGAAGAAGGTGTTTGTATCACGCTGGGATGGTGGTAAAATCATGGAAGCTGACTTTGCCCAGCTAGAGTTTCGGGCAGCAGCATTCCTATCACAAGATGGAGTTGCGATTGAAGAAGTATCTACAGGATTTGATGTACACTCATATACCGCTTCCGTTATTTCTGATGCTGGTCAACAGACGAGTCGCCAAGAAGCTAAAGCGCACACGTTTGCGCCACTCTATGGAGCAACGGGCTTTGGAAGAACACCTGCAGAAGCAAAGTACTACGAACACTTCACGGAAAAGTACAAAGGGATTGGGCTTTGGCACACCAGACTGGCTAAAGAGGCTTTGACCACACGTAAGATTACTACGCCATCCGGCAGAGAGTTTGCTTTCCCTGATGTCACACGTAATGTACGGGGCAGAGTATCCCACTTTACACAGATAAAGAACTATCCTGTGCAGTCATTCGCTACTGCCGACATTGTACCGATAGCATTAATGCACATTGAAAGGTTGCTATCACCAATGAAATCATGTATAGTGAATACAGTGCATGATAGTATCGTCATTGATGTACACCCAGAAGAGGAGAGACGAGTGATTGATGTCATCAATGAAACAAATAGAGTTTTGCCAGAACTCATCCAACAACGCTGGAACTGCGTATTCAATGTACCACTGTTGTTAGAAGCAAAAATTGGTCCGAATTGGCTTGACACGAAAGATGTAAGCTGATATAACTATCAAACTTTCAAATCTACTTCGAGGAAAGGAGTAACTAATATGACACAAATTACAACCATTGACACCAATAACTATGCGGCTATGGCACAGGCTATGGGTATTGCATCAGATACTGGTTCGTCCAAACCGCAGACAAGCACACTTGCTCGTTTGCGTATTAATCACTCACCCATTCTGGGCAGTGACCGTATCCTTGTAAAAGGGGGTACATACAAACTTGACATTCCTGATGGGCCTACTTACTACGCTACATCGGTAACTATTCGCCCATACTTGCAACGCTTTATGTACAAGCGGTTTATCAAGGGGTCAGGAGACAAACCCAACCGTTACGTCAAGACTGTGATGGCTGGTGATTTGAACAGCGATATGAAAGATAATGATGGCGGCTTCAACTGTGGCAAGCCAGCAGGTTATATCCAAGACTTCAAGTCACTGCCTGAGAAGACACAGGAACTCATCAAGCAAATCAAACGTGTTCGTGTAGTGCTTGGCACTGTACAGCTTCATGGTGCTGTTGATGAGAACGGTAAAGAGGTGGATGTAGCCGATACGCCTTTCATCTGGGAGATTGAGAACCGTGATGCATTCAAGGATGTAGGCACTGTATTCTCTAAACTTGGCAAGATGAAGCGTCTACCTGTACAGCACAACATTACAGCCAACACTGAAGAGCGTAAGCTACCTAACGGTAACAGCTTCTATCTTCCTGTTGTGTCTCTTGACCTGACTAAGACACTTGAACTTACAGACACAGAGCAGAACACGTTTGGTGATTTCATGGCGTGGGTACAGAACTACAACGAGTACATTGTGAACTCTTGGACTGAGAAATCCCTACAAGAGGGCGAAGATATTGACGGTGTAGATGACATCGTTGACATTGAATTTGAAGACGAAGAGGTAGCATAATGAACCATCCTGCTGAGTTGGCGTTGCATCAATACATGGAGAATGCCGCTAATGGCAACACTACCATGTCACCTGATACTATCAAGCAAGTTGCACAAGATGTATCAGATGCGTTGCAGCGTCAGTTTGGTGGGGGTAACAAGCGAGATAAGTTTCGCCTACGTATGTCAAACATAGGCAGACCCTCTTGCCAACTCTGGTTTGAACGTAACAAGCCAGAGACTGCGTTACCCAAACCAACTACATTCGTTATGAACATGATGCTTGGAGACATCGTTGAAGCTGTCTTCAAAGGACTATTGAAAGAAGCAGGAGTAGAATATGAAGACACTAAAAAGGTTAGCCTTGAGTTGCCTGATACTACTATTTCTGGGTCATATGATATTGTCATTCGGGATGCAGTTGATGATATTAAATCAGCTTCCAACTGGTCATACATCCACAAGTTTGAATCCTACGATTCCCTATCTGATGGAGATACATTCGGATACATCGGACAGCTTGCTGGCTACGCAAAAGCATCCGGTAAGAAAGCAGGTGGTTGGTGGGTAGTAAACAAAGCCAACGGTGACTTTAAGTATGTACCAGCTACAGGTCTTGATGTAGACGCAGAGATTGAGAACATCAAAGATAACATCTCTAATGCTATGCAAGATGAACTGGTACGCTGTTTCGAGCCAGAGAAGGAAACATTCAACGGTAAAGAGACAGGCAATCTTGTACTGAATAAGAACTGCACATTCTGTTCGTACAAGTATTCGTGCTGGCCTGACATGAAGGAACTACCTGCTGTCAAGTCCAAAGCGAAAGACCCGAAGATAGTACAATACATCAAGCTATCAGAGGAATACGATGCCGCCTAACTTTAAACAGTTTAAAGCAGCACGTAAGTATGGGTATCGGTCTGGCTTAGAGGTCAAAATCTCAGACTATCTGAAGGAACTAAAGATTGACTTTGGTTACGAATGTATTAAGATAGAATGGGAAGACCTAGCCTACCGTACCTATACACCAGACTTTGTGCTTC